CCTGGACTATATTCCTGCCGAACTCATAGAGCAGAAGAATGGCCAGGAGATGAAGATAAGGCTAACAAATGGGTCGATGTACCAGCTCATTGGTTCTGATAATATCGATAATCTTGTTGGCACTAATCCTAAAATTATTATATTTAGCGAGTACGCTATCCAATCTCCTGCGGCATGGGACTATCTACGGCCTATTTTGGATGTTAACAAGGGATATGCCCTTTTCATCTCTACACCTAGAGGAAAGAATCATTTCTATGACATGCTTATAAGGAATCGAAAAAATCCTTCATGGTATTGTGAAGTTCTTTCAATCAAAGATACAGGTGTGCTTACTGAAGAGGATATTGACGCTATTAGGCAAGAGGGAGTATCTGAGGAGCTTATTCAACAAGAGTATTATTGTTCGTTTAATCGCGGCGTGGAAGGAAGTTATTATGGTAAAATCATTGAAAATGCACGAAATGAAGGAAGGATTTGTAGCGTTCCTTACGAAACAAGATCTCCAGTCCATACAGCGTGGGACATTGGCTTTGGAGATTCCACCTCAATTGTATTTTGGCAAGAAATCGGAGGAGAAATCAGACTCATTGATTTCTATGAAAACAACGGGGAAGGAATAGCTCACTATGTTAAACATCTTCAATCAAAGTCTTATGTGTATGGAACACACTATTTACCTCATGATGCTGGATCTGGTTCTATACAAACAGGTAGGACAGTGCAAGACATTGCTTATGACATTGGCCTCAAGACAACGATTCTGGAACGTGAGAATGATATCGGTGTTGGCATAGAAGGTGTGCGATCGCTTCTTTCTATTGCTTTTATAGATGAAAAGAAATGCTCGCATCTTCTCAAATGCTTAGAGAACTATCATAAGAAATATAATGAGAAGACCCAGGCATATTCAGAAACCCCGATGCATGACTGGTGCTCACATGCTGCTGATTCGGTTAGATATATGGCTAATGCACGAACTCAATATGGCCGTGGTCCTGGATCGCTTACTAAAGATAAACTCGATGGCATCAAGTCACAAGCCGGATTCGGCCCTAAATCTCAAGGGCGTGGCCCACTGCCTCCTTTTACTGGAAATCCAGAACCCTATTCTTTTAGACGATAAATGCCTAACTATATATAACTAAGTCTTTAATATAGGTATTTCATGACCAGTGGAATGATGGAGCGTAGTCAAGTAGTCCCAAACATATACGAAAGCTACATGGAAGATGGGCGTCCCGATATAGTTCATGAAGCTGACGAGCGTTACATGATGAATCTGTCAGCATGGCAGCTTTTTTTTTATGAGCAGCTTATAGATCGTAAGGTATACCTAGGTGATCAACGCTATCTCAATCTATATTCCGGCCTATCATATGAGCATCAAAAGTACATTTTCAATGCATCAATGCCAGTTGTCAATATGGTATGCGGTAGACAGCGTCAGCACCGTAAAGCAACGCAAATGGTTTCTGTGCATGGGTCGAGTGATAGGACTGCAAGCCAAGCTACTAAGGTTCTACAGTCGGCTTATACGAATGATGACACATACAATACCGTCTCTAACTGTTTCAAAGAAGCTGCCGGGATAACTGGGTTGTCTCTCATGCATTCTTGGGTAGACTATAGGCGTGATCCTATTTGTGGTGATCTAAAAACAGAATGCTATTCTGCTGACATGATCATGATGGATGCCTTTTGGCGTGAAATGGATCTCTCTGATTGTCAATTCATTCGTACTCGTAAATATCTGCATAAAGAACAAGTCAAACAGATGCTTCCGGAAAGAGCTGGAGACATTGACATGCTCAATGATCAAGCCTATTTCGATACTAAATTCACATTCATGCCTCAGCAATATAATATTCGCCGTAAGGGTTTCCTCGCCTATGATGAATATTGGTACTTGACGGAGAGAATGGGCACTTTTATTGTAGATCCGGAGACATATGAATCAACAGAGGTGAACTTTAGCAAAGAGGAGATGGACAGATTAAAGTTTCAATTTCCTCAAATTGTGATAGTGCGTGAAAAGGTTCCTACGGTCCATCTTGCAATCATTGTTAATAATGTATGCTTCTACAATGGACCTAATCCACTCGGCGTGGATATGTATCCATTTACGCCATTTGTGGGATATCATGATTTGGCGAATAACAATTACTCTTTTCGCTATCAGGGTATCATTAGAAACATACGTGATCCCCAATATCTATATAATTACCGCAAACAATTGGAAATGGATCTACTTGCTGCGCAATTTTCTGGAGTAAACGTCGAAGAGGATGCATTAATCGATGATAGTGACGCATTTAAAGCTGGTCCGGGAAAAGTCCGCTTTTTCAAGAAAGGCAGGATGCAATCTATCCAAGATATTCCGGGTGCAAATATCAATCCGGCCAACTTTCAAGTCACTGAATTACTTAAGCAAGACATTCAATCTAATGCCGGTGTCACACCGGAGCTTCTGGGACAGGCGGAGGATTCGGACGTTGGTATCACTGAGCAACTTCGTCAAGGGGCTGCCCTTACCACTTTGCAAGAGCTCTTTGATAACCTTGACCTCTCCCAGCGTAACGCAGGGCGTCTTCATTGGGCTATTATTCAGAAGAACTATACCCTGGGCAAGATCCGTAGAATGATTCAGGAGGATCCGACAAATGAGTTTAGAGATAAGTCTTTCCAAAAATATGATGCTGTTGTTACGAATGCCCCACTTACAGCGACAACTAAACAGCTTGCATATCTTCAGAAGCATTCTCTTTGGAAAGATGGCTTACCTATTCCGGTGGATATATTACTGTCCGATCTTACCATCCAAGATAAAGATAAACTTATTGAAGCAATTCAGCAGAAGCAGCAGGCGGAACAGCAACAGCAAGAACAAATGGCTCAATTGCAAATGGAGAATCAAAAGATTGTTAACGAAAGTTTACAATCTAAAGCGATGAGCGATCGTTCTCTGGCTCAAGAGCGTGCAATGAAAGGACGACTTGAACAAATGGAAGTTATTACGAAATTCAATGAATCTGAACATCAGAAAGCCACCACATTGCTTGATCAAGCAAAAACAGCTCATGAAATTCAATCAATGGGCGTGGATAGCTTCGTTAAAATAATTGAGTTGATACAAAATATTCAAAACGGCAAAGATGAAGCCGTAAACAAAGAGGTTACAAATGGGACACAGTCATAAAAACACATCTATGGGTGGTCGTGAAGGTCATGGCAACTCAGGTGCAGATTACTCAAAGATCAAAGAAAATGTTGATCCTAAGCCGCCAGCGGGCGCAAGCAATAGCTATGAGAAGATAAGAGAAAAGATCGATCGTCATGATGATAAATCTCTTGCTCATAGACCATATACACGTGAAAAGATGGCTAATAAATAAATAGTAGGGCTGGATTTCCAGTCCTTCTTTTGGAGCATTTATGACAAAGATTAAAATTATAGCTGAACAAAAAAAACCTTTTGTGCCAGGAAATAAAGACCTAAGTGATACAAGGCCAAGATTTACACCTCCAGGCGGTAAGCCTCCTTTACCATTACAAGAGTCGTATAATCGTCAAGGAACAGATGGTAAAACAGCTAATAAAAAGAATGTAGGTTAAAATGAAAATACAAATGGCAAAGAAAAAACCTAAAGACAAGAAGAAAACGGCAATGATGCCAGTAAAGCACTCTAAAGAGGATCTCCATGAGTCATACAAGCACATGAAAAAACATGGTGGCTAAATGACAATGATACCGCCAAAGATTAAGAAGCTTCCAAAGTTACATAAGCCTCAATCAGGCTACATTTCTAAGCCTCAGCAGGGATCTACCCATAGCAACCGAGGGTTGTATATGGGAGGCGCAAAGATGGTGAGGTAATGTTTAAATATAACGAAATTTATTCTCAATGGATAAATATGAACCTTGTGGAATATTTCTACATATCTAATAATTTAGATGTAAGTCTTTTCAACATCATAGCGAAATTTAACAATTACAATTTGATTATTAATATTGTTGAAACAAAGGAAGAAGCAGAAAAATGGATGAAAAGGTTTATTAGTGGTTAAAGGTTCAGACAAAAGTTATGGTCAACTCATGCTCGAAGCAGCAGCTAAGAGTGACCATCAAGAGGTTGGCGAAACTTCAGAAGCATTAATGCAACGCTTCAAAGACATCATTGAAGATGCTGTGCAGAAGAACTATGATAGAGGCATAAGAGGCCGATACTATATCCATATATGGCTACAGAAAGAGCCATACGCACAGAATGCCATTAGGATCTATCCCCAATGTCGTAGAACTCGCCCAAGCCCGTATCAAGGGCATGACCATTACTTATGGTCTGTAGATGATGGAGGCCTTGTCAACTTCCAATGGTGTATTCCAAAGAAAGAGATTGTAAAATACATTCTTTCCCATCCTAATGAGTTTGATAAAGATTATGTAATCATGCTGAAGAAGTATTGTCAAGACAAGATCGAAAAGCTTGATGATTATAGGCTAGGCATTAAGGGTAAGGAAAATATGGTTGGATAATTATTTCAACCATTCCCTTATCTTATCCAATTTCGGAATCAACGCTTTCCTAACTTCCTCGTCAGGAACGATCTTAAATTCTTCCAGAAACTCTTGTGTCATTTCAAGGCAATAAATCAAATTGCCTACTTTTTCCGCTGCCATGAAGTATTTCATTGTTTCATATTCGTCCATTTTCAAATTCCTTCAGTTTTTCACAAATAAATTTTAATGCTTTGGGAAGATTGAAATAGTCTTTTTCAAACTCTATTTCATCGTTAGATTTTGAGTTTTCATACTTTCGAGAATGACTTTCGCACCTTTTATTGACAAGTAAATTTATGGTTAGGTATATCAGAGACAAGCTATAACCATATATAACTTTATATAAGTTATAGCAGGCGCAACCGAGATTTCGCCAATCTCAAAGGAAAAGTACATGCACGAAACAGAACAGACCCAAGCACCTGAGTTGGTCGATCAGGCTGTAGATAGGCATGAGAAGTCTCCGCAAGAAAGTTTTGCAGAGCTTCGAAAAGCTAAAGAAGATCTCGAAAGAGAAGTTTGGCAAGCTCGAAAAGAGAAAGAAATGTACGAAAAGCAGTTGCAGATGCAAGCGCAGCATCAGCACAAGCCCGTAATACAAGAAGAAGATTTCGATTTCAGGCAACTAGAGGATGAAGACTTCCCAGATGGGAAGAAACTAGTCAAAGCTTTTAATCAGGTAAATAAAAAACTATCGAATTATGAGCAGAATCTAGCCCAGAAGGATCAGGAAATCATGATTCTAAAAGCTCAGACTGAGTTTCCAGACTTTAAAGAGATCGTCACAGCTGAAAATATTGAAAAATATATCAAAAGTGACGAGGACAACCGAGAGGCTGTTGAGAAGGCGACTAATCCTTTGAGAAAGGTGTATAATCTCATCAAAAAAGATGCTCGATATCAAGCTGACAAGGCAAAAGTATCGAAAGAAGCACCTATTTCTCAAGAACAGAAGCGTGTTGATGATAAAGACAAAATGCCGCGTCATACTAGCGTCGGGGTGCGCTCAGAAGCTGTAGGAACCGCAGCACGTATGTCTAATTCAACTATGACCAAAGAGCAACAAAGAGCCCTTTGGAAAGAAACTCTCGCCTGCGCTCGGAAGTAACCTCGTCTAAACAAAAGGTTTAGACATGGGTCCAACAACAACTTCAATTTTACCGCCAGCTGTACAACAACAGCTTTCGATGAAATTGCTTGCACGTCCTATGCCTGATTTGATTCATACTACAATGGGTTAACGGTAGCCCATTTAAAACCTTTGGTAATTGACTTGGAAGCCCGACAGGGTAACAAGGGGCAAGATTATGAAATGTCGAGAATGTAAAGATGAAGCGCCACCATTAACAAAAGATTTTGTTTCCTGGGAATGCTCATGCTTTAAAAATAATCAGCCTGAACGACTAAACCCAGAGGGTCACTTCCGAGAAGTGGCATATGATAGTCTGAACACGGAATATAAATAAAATCCGTGAGTTATCCAGAAATGAGGTGACCGCCTAATTGAACGAGCCGCGTATTGATTGCGATCAGCGGGAATTGGTGAACAAAGCGTAGAAAGTACGACAAAATCCCAATACTTAGGTCTTAAAGTAACAGAAAAGTATCCTATTACAATGGATCAACAGGCAGGTGACATTCTACGTAGACGTAGATATAAAAACTTGCAAACTGCACCAGTACCTCTTGGTAATGGTATAGTTAATCCAGCAGCTCAACAATTAACTGCATTAGATATTGATGCTAGAATTGACTGGTATGGTACTTACCTAATCCTCCAGGAGCAGGTAATGCTAATTAATGAAGATCCGGTTTTAAATTCTGCCGTATCTGTCTTGGGACAATCCCTTCGTGAAACAGAGGACCAATTGGCTCGTTCCATGATGGAGGGCGGTAAAGTGTGTGCTGCCTTAAAATCTTGGGTGATTGACTTGGAACTCCTAGCTGCTTAAGCAGAAGGAAGACAAGGCGGAACCGTTATGATGCCTCGAGTATTTAGGGATTTAATTTCCTCATATAGAATACGTCTAATTTCTCTAGTTTCTGGAGTAACTGGACATTCTCTGATAAGAAATGTTTCTCTAAATTTAATGGATAATTCACATTGTTTTTTCTTAACGATGAGAAAAGGCAGAATGTCTTTTAGGAATTGTAAAGTTTGATTGTTATTGGATCGCCAGATATATTGTGGCTTCCAGTTAGTGTGTATTTTTTTACTGGCTGATTTAATCTCACGATGAGAACCAGGAAAATTACTGCTTAACCATTCTAATAACTCGACAGAAGAGTTATAAATGTCCA